ATGGAACTGAGAGGCAGCGATCTCGGCGACTACAGCGAGCCGTACCGCGGCTTCGAGATCGAAGTGAAGACAGAGCAGGTCTGGGACGGCGAACACGTGCACTACCGCGTGCTGCAAGGCGATGCGGTGCGGATCGACTGGCGGCTCGTGAAGGTCGACGGGCTGCTGCTGACCGAGCGACGGGTGATCGAGCGCGGGTTCGACGCGGCGCGGCGCGCGGTCGATTCGGAACTGGCCGGCGACGCGGGCGCATAGCGCCGGGCGGGCAGGGCGCCCGTTGCGGTAGAATGCGCGGTTGTTTCCGCGCCGTCCGTTGCCCGAATTCCATGTCCGTTTCGCCTTCGCTTCCTCCCCGCCGCGTGTCCGTGGCGCCGATGCTGGACTGGACCGACCGTCATTGCCGGTCGTTCCACCGTACGCTCACGCGCAATACGTGGCTCTACACGGAAATGATCACGACCGGCGCGCTGCTGTTCGGCGACGCGCAGCGGCATCTCGCGTTCACGCCGAACGAATCGCCGGTCGCGCTGCAGCTCGGCGGCAGCGAGCCGGACGATCTGGCGCGCGCGGCGAAGCTCGGCGAGCAGTGGGGCTACGACGAAATCAACCTGAACTGCGGCTGCCCGTCGGAACGGGTGCAGCGTGGCGCATTCGGCGCGTGCCTGATGAACGAGCCGCAGCTCGTCGCGGATTGCGTGAAGGCGATGCGCGACGCCGTGTCGGTGCCGGTGACGGTCAAGCACCGGATCGGCGTGGATGCGGTCGAGGAATACGAATTCGTGCGGGACTTCGTCGGCACGGTTGCCGAAGCGGGCTGCGAGGTGTTCGTCGTGCACGCGCGCAATGCGATCCTGAAAGGCTTGTCGCCGAAGGAGAACCGCGAGATCCCGCCGCTCAAGTACGACTATGCGTATCGGCTGAAGCGAGATTTCCCGGCGCTGGAGATCGTGATCAACGGCGGCATCAAGACGCTCGACGAAGTCGCGCAGCATCTCGAGCATGTCGACGGCGTGATGCTCGGCCGTGAGGCGTATCACAATCCTTACGTGCTGGCGGACGTCGATCGGCGGTTCTACGGCGCGAGCGAAGCGGCGCCGACGCGCGAGGAAGCGGAGGCGCAGCTGATCGCGTATTGCGCGGCGGAACTGAAGCGCGGCACGTACCTCGGTGCGGTCGTGCGTCATGCGCTCGGGCTGTATCGCGGCGAGGCGGGGGCGCGTGGCTGGCGTCGTGTGCTGTCCGACAACAAGAAGCTCGCGCGCGGCGATCTGGCCGTGTTCGACGAGGCGCGCACGCATCTTTTCGCCGCCGACGAAAATTTTGAAAAAAAGGCTTGGCAAGATTAAAAACGCTTTATATAATCTTGCTTCTTCGCTGTTGAACAGAACGCGACGCAGCGAAGAAAGCAGTATCAGTGGTGGCTGTAGCTCAGTTGGTAGAGTCCAGGATTGTGATTCCTGTCGTCGTGGGTTCGAGTCCCATCAGCCACCCCACAGAATTCCCAAGCGCATCAACGCTTTAGCAAACGGCACTGAGATTTTATCCAGTGCCGTTTTTGCTTTGAAATTCCACAAAATGGAATTTACAGCGCCTTCCGCTTCACGATCTTGTTGCGATCGTAGACCCGCGCGGTCGTCGCCGGATTCGCGTGAAGGTCGGGCAGGGTGCCGCGCTCCAGTTTGAATTGCGTCGCGTAGTATGCGCGCAGGTCATGGAACGTGAATCGCCGCTCGATGATCTTCAGCTCGATCGCCTCGTTCATCCGTTTGCCCCAGAACCCCTTGAAGCCGTCGCGCGTGTAGTGCGTGCCGAGCCGCGTCGTGAAGACGTACAGGCATTCCTTGTCGCCGCGCAACTCTTCGAGCCGATCCAGCAGCTCGGCGAGCGGCGGCGTGATCTCGATCTGCTCGATCACCTCGCCGCGCTTCTTCCCGCGCTGCTTCGCGCGCTTCACGCGGATGAAACCCGCTTTCCGGTCGACCTGCGGCCACGTGAGGTCCAGGAACTCGATCTTGCGGTTGCCGGCAAGCGCGGCATATTCGGCCGCCATGCCGACCATCGCGCGTTGGCCTCCTTGGGCGGCGAGCCAGTCGGTGAACGCCTTGAAGTCGGCCGGATCGGCTGTCTCGGTTCGCGGCTGCTCCTCGTTGCGACGCACCTCGCGGCATGGGTTCGTCTTCGCCTGGCCGAACTCGATCGCCAGGCCGATGAGGTTCGAGAGCAGGGCGATTTCCCGGTTGGCGCGCACCGGCGCATCCTTCCTTTCCTTGCGCAGGTAGCGCGCGACGTCGGGCGCTTCGATGTCCGCGGCGCGCGCGTCCTTGAACCGGAGCAGCAGCGGCCCGGCGCACTGCTCGTAATCCTTCCGCGTGTCCGGCGCGTATCGCTTCCAGCGGTCCGTCTCCCGGAACTCCTCCCAGAGCTTGCCGATCGTGCCGGTGTCGCCTGCCGCGCCGATGATGTTGAGTACCTTGCGCACGGCCGCGATCTTGTCCATGCCGAGCCCGATCGGCTTGGCGCCGGGCGGGTGGTAGCGGTAGCTGATTCCCTTCTTCCGCGGGATGGCCTCCATGCGCGGCAGCAGGCCGTCGCGCAGGATGTTCTTCTTCCTTTTCATGCTGTTTGCCAGTTGATATTCGATTTCCGCTCAGCCGGCTCGTCGCGCTGATTCACCTGCTCCCACGTGAGGAACGGGTGGCCGTCGGCCTTGAGCGGGGCGTCGATATTGAGCGCTTTCTTGATCCAGCGCTTCTGCGCGGCGCCTTGCTTGAGGCCGCCGGTCAGTTCGATGAGTTCTTCGTTCGTGACCATCGGCATGTCACTCTCCTGCGCCGAGGCGCTTGAATTCAACGACCCAGACCCACGGATTCACATCCCAGCCGTGCCCTCGCGCGGCGTTCAGGCCGTCCCAGAGCGAAGCGAATGCGCTGCGCGGGCTCGCAGCATGGAAGTGCCGGCCGCCGTCGACACTGAAGCCGTCGCCGGTGCGTTCGATGCCCTCGGCCAACGCGTCGGCTTCGCTGATGATTTGCAGGCGCTCGGTGCGCACCGCAGTGATCTCGAGCGTGATGCGCGACGCCCAGCGCGGCATGTGGATGGACGGCGACCAGCCTCGGGATTCCTTGGCGTCGAGCGCCTGGAATGCGTTGAGGTCGATGTCGACCTCGGCGCGGCCGTCGTCAGCCTGGTATGCGATTCCGGCATAGCGCCGAGTCGTGCGGCCGCCCTCGAAAGTTTCGGTCCCAATGCGGCGCACTTCATGCGTTTCCCGCACCCATAGCCGGTCACCCGCGTTGCCGTGCGGGCACACGAGGCAGTCGCCTGTCCGGGTGTGCCAGATCGCGGATAGCTCCGGCGCCGGCGAGCCGTTTGCCAATCTGGTGCCGTGGCCGCCGACCGTCGTTGATTCCCACACGCCGAGCGGGTTGGTGTGCGGCAGCTTCACGACGCGACGGGTTTGCGTCTTGCGGCCGTCGAGGATGGCCCGTACCATTGGGCCGCTGAACAAAATAGGGCGTTCGATCACAGGTCTAGCTCCTTCGTCTCGGCGAACGTTGTAGTCGCGAGGCGAACCATTCCCTCGATGTTGGTCGACAACTTCCACGACGGATACGTGGTCGCGAGCTGATCCTTCAGCTTCTTCCATTCGCCGAGCGTCATCGTCATGGTGAGCGTCATCGGCACGTCGTCAGGTCGTTGAATCTTGAATTCGGATTTCATCGTGCCTCCGGGAATTCGTCGTGTGTGCGACCGTCGAGCAGGCGACCGGCGGCGCGCTTGCCGACGCGGTGCATGGTCGTTACAGGGAATGCGTCGGTATCGCGAGCTCGCATGAAGTCGCCGCCGTTGCGCAACTCGTTGCCGTGTCGATCCAGGCAGATCCCGCCGTTCACCCACGTCGAAGCCTTGTTGACCCACTGCTGGAACGAGCCAAACTGGCGAAAGACCGGCTCGCCGGTACTGAGCAGAAATGAATCCGTGTGCCACTCGCCCCATTGCTTGAACAGGAACGGGACGCTAGCGGCCGCGCATTGATCGCGCAGCGAGCGGGCCCAGTCCGGATGCATCGGCCGCGCGCCGGGGCCGCTTTCGCCGCCGGCGATCACCCAGTCGATCGACGCAGCGGCGTTGGTCTGGTTGTGCTCGACGGCCAGTCCGTTCCATTGCGCGATGCGGTCGAAGGGTAGCGTCACGGGGCCGAGCAGCGGCTCCATCGACAGGAAGCGCACGCGCGCCGGCACTGCGAGCAGCTTCGGGATGTCGCGGTCGGCCTCGGCCTGGTTGACGATCGTCGCGCCGAGCCAGACGTTGTCCGGCACGGTCGCTGCGCAGGATCGTGTGTGCGCGGATCGCGATGCGGCGACACAGCCAGCGGTACAGCACGCCCGCGCGCGGCGGCGCGGCATCGCTCCATGACGGGTTGTCGCGGTTGCGCTCGGCGCTGCGCGCACCCAGGATCCAGTTGCGCAGCATGTAGCCGGGCAGATCGAAGTACGGCGTGCGCGTCGCGCCGTTGTGCACGCGCAGAAGCAGGGCAGTCATCCAGTTCGGGATCGTGCGGATCATGACGTCCTCTCAGCGGCCGCGCGCGAACGACGCGAGCAGGCGGTGGCGGTTGAAGTCGGCGCAGTAGCTGCACTGGCTGATGTCGACGAAGCTCTCCATCGGAGAAGGGCGGCGCGTCGGCATCAGGCTCGCGCCTGGCTGCGATCCGGCGATGAAGTAGTGGATCGCGCGCGCGGTCTGCTCCGCGACGAGCATGCCGCGCTCGACCATGTCGTCGACGATCGGGCTGACGTCTGCCTTCGCGATGTTCAGCGCCTTCGCGAGATCAGCAGCCGCGAAGCCGATGCCGCGCTCCATCTTCGACAGGACGAAGAGCGGCGTGAGGCGCATGCGCTTGTTGGTTTCCGTGCTCATGGTGGTCAGGCCTCCGTTGTCTTCGACAGCGTCGCGTCGAGGTGCCGGATGCGCGCGACGATCGTGTCCGGGATGCGCATCGCCTGGCTGCCATGCAACGCGGCGAACGCCGGGCGGAGCAGGTTGCGGTCGTTCTCCGACAGCTCGGCGTGCTCGAGACGTTCGAGTGCGCGCCAGAGCGGGTCTTGGGTACTGGAACAGCTCATGCCTTCACTCCTTTCCGAAAGGTCTTCAGGAAATCCCGGTCGATCGAATGGCCGCGCGAGCGCAGGACGTTGGCGAGCCATGCACGGTCGGCATGGCTGGCCGTTGCCTGCCGCAACAGGCCGAAATACGAGTTCGCCACCTGCACCAGGTCGGCGGCCGGCGTCGCCGCAACGCGGCGCAGCGCTTCGTTGCGCGTGCGCTTCCGCGTCGTGCGGTGCCAGGGCTTGATCACCTGGCCGACGAAGTCGACGCCGCGGTCGATCGGCTGCAGGATCGTCTTGCGCGGATTCAGGCGCACGCCGAGGCGCGCCGGCAGGAATGCCGTCACATCCGCGAGCATCTCGTTCATCGTCAGGCGCGGGTGCTTCGCGTGGAGTCGGTCGAGCCAGCGCATCACGATTCCTCCTTCGGCAGGCACAGGAAGTAGACGCTGCGCAGGTTCAGCCGCTTGAACGGCTGCGTCGGGTCGATGTCCCACGTCGTGTTGATCTCGAGGATCGGAAATGCACAGCCCTCGATGCTCCAGATCGTGTCCAGTGGTCTCCACCTGCCCACCCCGAAGCAGGTTGGTTCGCCCGTCCTTCGGGACGGGCATTTTTACGCCTGAACCATCCGCGACGAGCGGGCGGCTCTCGATACAACACGGGGCGTAGAGGTCGGCGGTCATGCGGCTTCCTGCGAGTTGTTCATGGACCGTAGGGTCCTCTTTTTGGGCCGCAACGAGAAACCCTAGGAACCCCTAACGATATGGGGAGCAAAGGGTGAAAACGGGGAGCGGCAGCCTGAAAACCACGCCGGGGGCGCGTCAGCGCTAGATGGATGCAAACAAAATTGTTCTACGAAGACGAGCATGAGGCACTCCAACTCATGGTCTCGAACAGTGGGAAGACGATCAAGGAAGTCGCTTGCTTCCTCTGGCCTGACATGAAACCCGAGAGTGCATACGCGAAGTTGAAGAACTGCCTGAACCCGAAGGGCGACGAGCAATTCCGCTTCGGCCAGGTCGTCACGCTGATGCGGTTCTGCGGCAGCTTCGAGCCGCTGTTCTACGTGTGCGACGAGACGATGCACGCGCGTCCGGACCGGAAGTGCCCGGAAGACGACGCCGTGAAGCTGGCCGAGACAATCCGTTGCGCGGCCGACGTTCTCACCAAAGCCACCGCGGCGCTGGATCGGTTGCAGGGGCAGACGGTGGCGATGCGTTCAGTGAAGAGGTCAGCATGATCGACATGTACATCGACCAGTTGGTCGCCGTTTCCATCGCGCTGGTGTTCGGCCTGCTGTATGCGTGGGTGAGGTAGCGCCATGAAAGCCCAGACCCACACCGAGCGCGTGCTTGCGCTGCGTGCCGAAGAGTTTAAGTCGACGCGCCGCGCTTACCCGATCGCCGATCCCAGGCTCGCCGAGGTCTCGGAGCTCCTTCATCGAATCTGCGCAGCAACGACGCTCGACGCGGCCCGCTGGATGGCCGGCGACGCGCTGGTGCAGCTGCGCGCCCATGTCATCTCTCGCAGTCAGGACGGCAGCAATGGGGCGAATTAGGACCGTGAAGCCCGAGCTCTTCACGCACGAGGATTTGTTCGAGGCTGAGCAGGAGACGGGCCTGCCGCTGCGCATCGCGTTCGTCGGCCTGTTCACGTGTGCCGACCGCGAAGGCCGGTTCAAATGGCGCCCGCGCACCCTGAAGCTGGCAGTGCTGCCGCACGACCAAGTCGACTTTTCACGCGTGCTTGACGCGTTGACGACGTCCGGATTCGTTCGGAAGTATGTGGTAGACGGCGAGCCCTACGGGTTCATTCCGACGTTCCTGAAGCATCAGACGATCAATCAGCGCGAGGCGAAATCGACGTTGCCAGCACCCGGTAACGACGCATGCACAGCAACGCACGTGCATGCACATGCAGATGATGACGAAGACGGCGCCTACGAGTATCGCGGCGAAAACGTCGCACCGGCTCTGCGTGAAACGATCCTCGCGCGTGATGGATACAAGTGCCGCAGATGCCCGTCCACTGAGGATTTGACGGTCGATCATATCTTCCCGAGATCTATCGGCGGCACGCATGCCCCGGCGAACCTCCGGACCCTTTGCCGTTCGTGCAACTCCGCTCGCCCCGTCCAAGGTCAGGCACTCATTGATGACCTCGCACGTGACGGTTTCACACTCGATGACATGCAACGCACATGCATGCACGTGCATGCACACGGGGAAGGGAAGGGAAAGGAAGGGAAAGGAAGGAAAGAGGCTAACGCCTCTGTCGACAACGGCGCTGGCGCGCCGCCTGTCGACCCGGCTGGCGACGAAAGTGGCGAAGGTGACGAAGATCGCGCGGGCGCGCCGGATGGCGCGGACCTGCTGGGTGACCAGTTCGGAGACGACGTCGGAAACGGTGGCGGCGTTCGCCTGATCTGCCCGGTCGAGCGGATCGTCGCGGCTTACCACCACCACATGCCCGATAACCCGCGCGTCAAGGTGCTGAACGACAAACGGAAGCGCGCGATCGCCGCGCGCTGGCGCGAGGCCGCGAAGCTCGAGTGCAAGCCGTTCGGCTAATGCCGCATCCATCCACGACGCGCGACGCGATCAAGAAGCTGATCCGTGACCTCGGTCCACTGACGGCAGCCGAGATCGCGGAGGAACTCGGCAAGTCACTGAAGGCGGTCAGTTCGTGTCTGAGCACGTCGCGCACTGGCACGCGGAAGCACTTCTACGTCATCGGGCATCGGCCCCAGGTTGGGGTTTCCGGGCTGCCATCCGGTCTCTACGCGATCGGCAACCGGAAGGACGTCGCGCCGCCCCCCCCAGACCCAAAAGGCGCCGCCGCGCGCTACTACCAGAACCACAAGGCGACGATCAAGCTGAAGCGCACGACGCGCGCCGCCGGCCCGTTCACGTCCCTCATCACGCAGGTGACGAAATGAGCGCGGCCTCGATGATCTGCGAAAGGCTGACCGATCACGGCGAGACGACGCGGCCGCAGCTGCAGCGCCAGCTCGGGCTGCACGAGAAGGCGGTGGAGACCGCGATCCGAAAGCTGATCCGCATGGGCTGCGTCGTCGACACGCGGAGAACGTGCCGCGAAGGTGGACCGCGGCTGTCGCCGATCTACGCGCTCGGCCCCGTCAAGTTCGATCAGGACGCGTTCAGCCGATTCGATGGCGAGCGCGGCCGTCCGCGCAAGGCATGCGCGCCGGCGCTCGCCGTGCACGACCTCGGCCTCGCGATCGCGGCGTGGCGCCGCTTGCCGGAGGCGGCCTGATGGAGCGCCTCATCCTCGACGGCCGCGTGCATGACGTGCCGCCCGGCCGCCCGGTGCCGACGCAGTGGCGCGAGGGCTACGCGGTGCTCGCCGCCTTCGGCCGGCGCGCGCACTGGTTCCACCGCGGCGCGCCGCGCGCGGTGTCGATCGATGGTGTGCCGCAGTTGATCACGCCGGTGTCGACGGCATGCGGCCACACGCGTTTCGAGGTGGGGCCGAGGCGCGCGCGGCGACGCCGGCCGAGCGCCTGTCGATGCGCACGAAGGAAGTCGAAATCGAGGGCCGTCTCACGGTGATGGCGCGCCAGCGCGCGGCGGCCGTGCAGCAGTCGTCGCAGGAGATGCAGGCGGCGATCAGCGCCGAGGAGAAAGCGCTGGAGGACCTCGCTGCGAAGCGCACCGCGTCAGAGGCGACCGAGGCCCAGCGCCGCGCCGTGATGGTCGCCCAGGAAGAGCTGCGGCAAGGCCGCATCACCCAGGCTCAACTCGCGGAGCTCGAAGAGCAGTACGAGCAGCAGCGCGCGACTCGCGAGATCGAAGCGCTTCAGCGGCGACTCGACACCGAGAAGAACCTGACGATTCAGGCGCGCCGGGAGATCGAAGACCAGATCGAGAAGATCCGCGACGAATCCCAGACGCGCCAGCTGCAGTACAGCATCCAGACAAACGACGCCGTGGAGGCTGACGCGCGCAAGGCGGCCGACTCGATCGATCAGGACTTCGCCAAGGCTTTCGGCGACTTCGCGGATGGCTCGCAGACCGCGTGGCAGGCGTTCAACAGCTTCGTCGGGTCCGTCGACAAGATGCTTGTCCAGATGGTGTCGAAGAACCTGTTCAAGCAGCTCTTCGAGATGCCCTTCGGGGAAGGGGGCGAGAACTCCGCGAACTCGATGCTCACGGGATGGCTCACGAAGCTGCTCGGGAAACCTGGCGGGACAGGGGCGAACCAGAACGGCGTCTTCGGCTTCACCACCGGGCTTGAGGGCACCGCGCGGGCCGTCGGCGCCGGGATGAACGGCGGCTCGCCCCTCATGGGGCTGGCCGCCGGCGCGCCGATGAACGTCGCACAGATCCAGTCCGCGATGCAGACCGTTTCGTCCATGAACGCGGCATCGATCAACGTCGCGACCATGACCGTCGCCTCGATGGTCGGCGCGGGCGGCGGTGGGGCCGGCGGTGCGGGCGACCTGCTGTCAGGCCTGCTCGGCTCGCTGGGCGGCGGCGATATGGCCGGCGCGTTCGGCTTCACCGCCACGGGTGTGACCGGATCGGCTGGGGCTGTCGCCGGCGGGATGATGGCCGACTCCGGATCCACCGGCCTGTCGGCCCTCATGGGCCTCGCGTCGTTCGACGTCGGCACGCCGTTCGTGCCGAACGACATGATCGCGCAGATCCACCGCGGCGAGGCCATCGTGCCGGCCCACCTCAATTCCCCGTTCAACCCGGGGAACGTCTCCGTCTCGAACCAGTTCGTGCTGCCCGGCGGCGTCGATCTGCGCACGCAGAGCCAGATCGCGGCAATGGCCGGCGGCGCCATCTCCCAAGCCATGAAGAGGAACGGATAAATGCCGGCCCCCTTTCTCGAATCCCCGACCTTTCCGGACGACCTCGCGGTCTGGGCGCGCGGCGGCGTCAGCTACAACACGAACGTCTCCGGATCCGCGTCGGGCCGCGAGCAGCGCAATGTGGTCTGGAACTTCGCGCGCGGCCAGTGGGACCTGCAGAACTGCTTCCGCACGAACGGCGGTGTCGTCGATCAGTACTCGGTTCAGCAGCTGCGCAACTTCTTCCGCGTGTGCAAGGGCCAGGCGTACGGCTTCCGGTTCAAGGACTTCACCGACTATCAGGACGAGGGCAGTGGCCTGCTCGGCGCGCCGCTGACGACCTACACGCAGGCGGTCGTGCCGTCCGGCACCGGCGCGGGCGTGCCGACGTACCAGATGTACAAGGCATACGTCGCCGCGCCGCTCGCGGACTACCGCGTGATCCAGAAGCCGCGCCTCGTGGTGTTTCAGCGCAATGGCGCGCCGGTGACTATCGGGACTGGCGCCGGGCAGGCGACGCTCGACGCGACGACGGGGCTGCTCACGTTCACGGCCGACAGCAGCGCGAGCGTGACCGGCTGGACGGCCGGCGCGACGACGTCGTTCACGGTCGCGTCCGTGCCGCCCGGCTGGGCCACTGGCGTCAAGCTGTACTTCTCCAGCGTGACGGGCGACACCGGCGGCGTGCTGAACGGGCAGGCGGTCGCCATCACCGGGATCAGCGGCACGACGGTCACCGTCTCGGCGAACACCACCGGCATGACGCTGTCCGGCGGCACCGCGGCGAAGTATCCGCAGGCGACGGACACGCTCACGTGGACCGGCACGTTCGACACGCCGTGCCGGTTCTCGACGGACCAGTTCTCGCCGCAGCTCGACGTCGGCAGCGGGGCGCTGTACGGGTTCCAGACGCTGACGATCGTGGAGATCCGCCCGTGAAGCCCATCTCCACCGCGTTCGCCACGTGGCTCGCGAGCGACGTCAAGTCGATCGCCACCTGCGTGCTGATCACGCGCAGCGACACGCAGCAATTCGGCTTCACCGACCACGATCAGGATCTGGTGATCAGCGGCGTGCGGTACGCATCGTCGGTCGGCTACACCGCGTCGGCGATCGAGAACACGTCCGACCTGTCGACGTCGAACCTCGAGGTCGACGGGCTGCTGCTGGCGTCCGGCGGCGCGGTCGTCCAGTCGGACATCGAGGCGGGCGTCTGGAGCAACGCCGCGGTGCTGATCTTCGTCGTCAACTTCGCCGACCTGACGATGGGGCAGCTGAACCTGGTCACCGGCAACCTCGGCAACTTCGAGCTGCACAACGGCAGCTGGAAGGTCGAGCTGCGCGGCCTATCGCAGACGATGCAGCAGGCGAAGGGCGACCAGTACTCGCCGAACTGCCGCGCGAAGTTCGGCGACTCCCGGTGCACGATCAACCTCACGCCGCTGACGGCTACGGGCACTGTCTCGTCGGTGGTGAACCAGCTGCAGTGGAACGATCCGTCGCTGACGCAGACCGGCCCGTCGTCGTCCTTCGTCGACTCGGTCGGCCACCGCATCCCGACCACCGCGGCGTACACGGTGCAGGTCGTCGCGCCGTCCGGCGCGTTCCTGGCCAACACTTCGGTGCTCGACTCCGGCGGTAACGCGATGACGCAGGTCGGCGGCTCGCCGGGCTCCGGCCAGTACTCGGTGTCGTCGACCGGCCTGTACACCTTCAACAGCGCGCAGGCCGGCGCCTTCGTGAAGATCAACTTCACCTACACCGTCGGGTATTTCGCGTACGGGCTGGTGAAGTGGCTCACCGGGCTGAATGCCGGGCAGACGATGGAGGTCAAGACGTTCGCGCCTGGCGTCGTGACGCTCGGCATGCCGATGCCGAACACGATCCACGTCGGCGACACGTACAGCATCGTGGCCGGCTGCGACAAGCAGTTCGGCACCTGCCAGGCGCGCTGGAACAACATCGTGCACTTCCGCGGCGAACCGTATATCCCGGGCCCGGACACGATCCTGCGCCCGCAGGGGGACTGAGATGGCGACGCGTCAGCAGATGGTCGACGAGGCCCGCACATGGCTCGGCACGCGCTGGTGCCACCAGGGCCGGCTGAAAGGCGTCGCGGTGGATTGCGCCGGGCTCGTCGTGTGCGTCACGCGCGCGGTCGGCCTCGAGGCGCAAGACGTCGACGGTTACTCGCGGCGGCCGGATGGATCGCTGCTCGACGTCGTGCGCTCGCAGACGCTTCCGGTGCCGCCGGGCGCAGAAGACGCCGGTGACGTGGTGATCTTCCAGTGGAACAACGACCCGTATCACCTCGCGCTGTTGACGGGCAAGAACAGCATCATCCACGCGTACGCGATCAACCGTGCCGTGGTCGAACACGACATCGACGCGCGCTGGCGCGCCGCGATCGTCGGCTTCCGAAGAATTCCCGGAGTGGAGTGATATGGGTCAGGCAGCTGGTCTCGTACTCGGCGTAGCCGGCGCGGTCGTCGGCGGCGTGCTCTCCGGAGGGGCGCTGCTCGCCGTCGAAGCCGGTTTCCTCGCCGGGAACATTCTCGCCGCCATCCTGTTCCCGCCGAAGAAGCCGAGCCCTGGCGACATTCGCGTTCAGGACTCGGCATACGGAAAGTACATCCCGCGCGTGTACGGCAAGTACCGGCTGGCGGGCAACATCATCTGGATCGGCACGGCGCACCAACACGACTCGGGCGGCGGCAAAGGGATGGGAGGCAAGGGCGGCCAGCCGTACGTCACGGTCAGCCTTGGTGTCGGGCTGTGCGCGGGCACGATCCAGGCCGTGACGCGCATCTGGGCGAACGGCAAGCTGATCTACGACATCTCGAACCCGTCCAACTTCCAGGCGATTTCCGGCTCGGCGCAGATGATCACGAACTTCGTGGTCTACCCGGGCGACGAGAACCAGACAGCCGATCCGACCATGCAGTCGCAGCTCGGCGCCAGCAATGTGCCAGCGTACCGCGGCTTGGCGTACGTCGTCTTCAACGAGCTGAACCTCCAGAACTGGGGGAACTACCTGCCGTCGCTGTCGTTCGAGGTCGTGAAGTCGGGCACGCCATCCTACACGGTATCGGGCGCGCAGAACGCTCCGGCCTCGCCGGCGCTGCAGGGGCTCGTCAGCACCATCACGCGCAGCATCGGTACGCAGATCGACAACGCAGGCAACGTGTACGGCTGGCAGTACGGCCTCTCGAACACCATCACGAACGACGTCGTCTGCGTGCCGTTCAAGCTGACGCCGTACGGCGTGCAGTGGCAGAGCGCACCTATCCACATGGGGCTCGCGTTCCCCCTTTCCCAATGCCAGTCGTATGACGCTCCCGGCATCATGATGACGAACGGGAACTGGGTGCAGAACGACGGCGGCGTCTATGTCACGGGCATCCCGCTCGGGCTGATAGGCAACTTCTGCGCGATCAAGAGCGGCGGCAGGGTGTACGTCTCGCAGTTCACCGGCGGCACGCCGCAGCCCGTGTATATCAGCGCGCCCACGGCGATCAGCAGCACAGTGCCGCCGGCCGTGACCGTTGGCGGGTACAGCGGCGATGCGCTGCTCCTGATGGGCGTCTCGGCCAACTACATCTACGCCATTTCGCTCGGCGGCGCGCACACGTACAGCCTCATTCAGCTCGACCTGAACGGCAACTTCGTCGCGGTCCTCGACGGGCCCAATACACTCGTGTACGGCCCGACCAGCGTCGGATATCTCGTAAGCGACAACCAGCTCTACATCTGCGCGGGCACTGGCATCTACCTGTGGAACGGCACGTCGCTATCGAACACCGGCATGCCTGGCGACCTCTCGGGAAACATGTCCGTGCTGAGAGTGCTCGGCAACGTCGCCTACTACTCGGATTACGCCTTCGGCACGACGTTCTATGCGCAGGTGCTGACGGTCAACGGCTCCGATCTCACGCTCGCATCGGTGGTCAACGCCGAATGCGCCTACGCGGGGCTGCAAAGCACCCAGTACGACGCGACGCAGCTGACCGATGTTTTGCCGGGCTATGCCGTTACGGGGCAGTCGTCGCCGCGCGACGTGCTGTCGCCGCTCATGAGCACGTTCTTCTTCGACGCGTGCGACACCGGCGGCCCGCTGAAGTTCGTCAAGCGCGGCGGCGCGCCGGCGCTCACGATCCCGTGGGACGACCTCGGCGCCGGGCAGGACGGCCGCGCGGCGGAAGGGCAGAACCCGCTCGTCGAGACGATCACGCAGGAGTTCGAGCTGCCGCGCCAGATGACGATGCAGTACGTGTCGGCGAACACCGACTACCAGACGGGCGTGCAGCGCGAGCTGCGCGCGCAGACGTCGTCGAACCTCGACGAATCGACCAACGTGCCCATCGTGCTTGCCGACAACCAGGCGAAGGTCATCGTCCAGGCTCAGCTCTGGGAGCGATGGGTGAAGCGCCAGCAGTTCCAGTTCAACACGCAGTACAAGTACCTGAACGTGGAATCGGGCGACGTCGTGTCGATCACGTCGCCGGCCGGCACGACCTATACGCTCCGGGTCACGAAGGTGCACGCGGACGGCAAGAACACGCTCTCGTTCACCGCGGATCCGAGCGTGGCGCAGATCTATCCGAACCCGTCGACCTACGTGGCGCAGGGCGGCGTCGCCCAGGGGTTCACGGCGCAGACCGTTCCGTACTCGGGGCCGACGATCCTGAAGGTGCTCGACGTGCCGCCGCTGCGCGACGTCGATACGACGCAGGCGCTGTACATCGCCACGTGCGGCTACAACAACTCGTGGCCGGGCGCGGCGATCGACATTTCGCGCGACGACTTGAACTTCAGCCAGCTGCTGTCGATGAGCTCGCAGAGCGTGATCGGCATCACGACAACCGCGCTGCCGAACTTCTCGGGCGGCAACACCGCTGACGAGCTGAGCACTGTCACCGTGCAGCTGTACAACTCGTCGCATTCGATCAGCTCGGTCTCGTACGCGTCGTTCCTGAATGGCGCGAACGCGGCGTACATCGGTGGCGAGATCGTGTATTTCCGGAGCGCCGTGCAGACCGGCGCCAGCACCTTCGCGTTGAGCGGCTTCATCCGCGGGATGAAGGGTACCGAGTACCTCATGGGCGGTCACGTGTCCGGCGAGGATTTCGTGTTGCTGGATCCGTCTCGCATCGGCGTGGCAGGCATCAACCTCACGGACATAGGTCAGCCTCTCTACTTCGAACCGTTCCTGCTGAACCTTTTCGGGAACACGCCGGGCGGCGTTGTCGGTCTCCGGCCGGCCAACGCGCGAGTGAAGCCCCTGTCGCCATGGCTCTTCGCCGCGACGAAGGGGAGCACGGTGGCGGCCGCCGACATCTCGCTCCAATGGATTCGCCGGGCGCGCGTGAACACGTCATGGCTGAGCGGCGCAGACGTGCCGCTCGACGAGGCGTCGGAAAGCTACAACCTCGGCATCTACAACGGTACGACGCTCGTTCGCCAGGTCGTCGTCGCGGGGCCGTTCGTCGCACCGACCGTGCCGAACTACGTGTACACGGCCGCGAACATCACCGCCGACGGCTTCAGCACCGGCAACACAATCACCTTCAAGGTGTACCAGAACAGCGATCAAGGCGTTCCGGGATACACCGCATCCACTTCCATCGTGAGGTAGAACGATGTCCAACAGCACCACGCTGCTCGACACCATCAGCTCGACGCAGGCCAACAAAGAGGTAACGGCCAACGGGCTGTTTGACGCGGCGAGCCCCGCAATGATCTGGGGCCGTCACGCTAGCGCAACGAGCGGTTTGACGTGGGGGTACTACGGCGGCCAGTTCGGCTCAAACGCGATCGCCAACGGCACCGTCACGCTCACCGCCAGCACGACGAACTACATCTTCGCCGACCAGAGCACGGGGGCCGTCAGCGTGAACACCACCGGCTTCCCCGCCGGAAAGATCCCGCTGTACTCGGTGGTGACCGGCAGCAGCACGGCGACGAGCTACCTCGACTACCGCAGCTATCAGCCGGCGTCGATAGGCGGCTCCGGCACCGTGACGAGTGTGGCGCTCACGGTGCCTACCCAGCTGACGGTGTCGGGATCTCCCATCACCGGCAGCGGCACGCTGGCCGTTTCGTGGCAGAACCAGAGCGCGAACACGGTGCTCGCGGGGCCCTCGAGCGGCTCGGCGGCGGCACCGACAATGCGCGCACTGGTCGGCGCTGACCTTCCGATCATGGGGGCATCAGGTTCAGGGCACGCAGTGGGTGCCGTTCCGGACCCTGGCTCGACGGCCGGCTCGACCAAGTTCCTGTGCGAAAACGGCACCTGGGCGGTGCCGGCCGGCGGTGGCGGCGGTGGCGGCGGCACGGTGACGGACGTCGCCGCCACCGGCGGCATCGAGACGGCGAGCGGCTCGGACATCACCACCACGGGTACGTTGCGGGCGAACCTCCTGCCGACCGTCGCGACGAGCGCTCACACGTTCGTGACGGGAGACCGCGGCACGGCGATCGTGATGAACTCGTCGAGCGCGGTGTCGCAGGCGCTCCCGACCCCGGGCGGCTCCAACTACCCGAACGGCTGGTACTGCGACTTCACGAGCATCGGGACGGGGACGACCACGCTGTCGGTGCCTTCCGGTCTCCAGCTCGACGGCGTCACGAACGGGACGCTGGCGCTGTCCCAGTTCGCTGGCGTACGCGTGTTCACCGACGGCTCCAACTGGTTCACGCGCCGCGGCGTGTTCAGCGCGCCCGCGTTCGGCAGCGCTGACACGGCGCCGGTGCTCTCGAACTTCTCCTGGGTGAACCAGGGCAACGTGGTGGCCACCCAGCAGACGAGCCTCATCAGCCTGCTAGACACCACGGGCACGTCCGGCGTTTCCGTGCTGAAGATGTCGGCGCCCTCCACGCCGTACAAGATCGCCGCGCGCATAAGGATGTCCGGCGTCAACCTAAGCCCGGCCTGTGGGCTCTGCTTCTACGACAGCACCAACAGCAAACTCGTGATCTTCACCCTGGGTGCGACCTCCACCGGGCCGCAGGTCAGCGTCCTGTACTTCACGAACGCTACCACGTTCAATTCGAACGTCGCCTCCAAGAATGTGCCGGACATCGATTGCTGGTTGCGCGTTCGGGATGACGGCACAAATCTTTACGCCGACGTTTCGTGCGACGGATATGGATACCTGAATATCTGGTCAGCATCCCGAACGGCTTGGTTGTCGACGCCAAATAGTGTCGGATTCTTTGTTTCGGCCAATACGACGCCTGTTCAAGCATCGGTCAATTCATGGGTGCAAACGTAAATTTCTGCATGAGTTTATATCGATAAATCAATCTAATAGCCGCCTCCGGGCGGCTTTTTCGCTACGGGGTTCGCATGGGAAACGAAATCGATCCGATTGAATTCGGGCGCGTGCTTGCTCGGCTGGATGAACAAGATCGCCAGATCGCCGAAATGAGCCAGGACATCAAACGGCTGCTCGCGATGGCGAATCAAGGAAGGGGCGGTCTGCTCATGCTGACGTCCATCGGTGCGATCGTCGGCGGCACGCTGACATGGCTCGTGCAGCACATTCCCTTCTCGAGGTGATCATGCAACTGACAGCCAACATCGTGGCATGCGGTTGCGGCGCGACGCCGGCGCGCGCGGCCGCGCTACTCGCGCCGATCCAGGCCGCGTGCGATCGCTTCTCGATCAGCGCGACGCCGGCGCGGCTCGCCGCGTTCTTGCCGCAGATCGGGCACGAGTCAGCGGCCCTCACGCAATTCGCCGAATCGTTCAACTACAGCATCGCCGGGCTGCGCGCGACGTTCCGACGCATGACGCCGCAGCTCGCGGCGACGCTCGGGCGGCAGCCCGGCGCGCCAGCGCTTCCGCTCGCGAACCAGCAAAAGATCGCGAACATCGTGTACGCGGGCCAGATGGGCAACAGTGACGCGGCGAGCGGCGACGGTTGGAACTATCGGGGTTCCGGGATGCTGCAGCTTACGTTCCACGACAACTTCGAGGCGTTCGGCGCGGCGTGCAGTGTCGACGCGGTCGGAAATCCGGACGTCGTCCGGAACGACCCGGGAGTCGCAGCGCTCGCGGCCGCGTGGTTCTGGTTCTCGAACGGCTGCAACACGCTCGCCGACGCCGGTTCGTTCGACTCGATCACGCGCCGCATCAACCCGGCGATGGAGGGAGCGGACGCGCGGCGCGCGTTGTACAAGGCGGCGCGCGCGGCGCTCTGCATCACCTGAACCGTCAGTTTGCGATTTTTCGCAATTTCGCAATCAGCCGTCTCCGGGCGGCTTTTTCGTTTGAACGGAGTAGCCATGAACCTGAATCTTGAGGGCGTCGCGAAGGCCGCGTACGTCGGCTTCCTGCTGATCATGTGGGCGGTGCTCGACAAGGTCGGCATTCACGACCCGGTGCTCATCTTGACGATCCAAGGGCTGATCGCCGCCATCGTTGGCTGGCACGGCGTGAACCAGCTGCCAGGCTACCGCCGCGCGGCAGAGCCTCTGGCGTCAGTCGCGACGCTCGGCGAGCCGCCGGCGCCGCGCGCGGCCGTGACGAACGCCTTCACGATGCCGGCCGCCGCACGCGCTACCGACATTCCGGCGCCGCCGCCCGGCGCAAACCCGTGATGCGCGCGGCTCTGCTCGCGATGCTGCTGTCCGGCTGCGCCGGCACCGCGACGTACTCGGTGCGGCCGTTCTACGACGCCGCGGCCGGCCGGATGGTCTGCTGCGAGGCGATCGCCTTCAACGGCAAGGACATCGCAGCGCTCGCGCTCGACGTTACGACGTCGCCGGACGGCGCCGTGACCATCCACTTCCAGGAGTCCGGTGTCGGCGCGACTGCGCCGGCCGCCGCACAAGGTGCCGTCGTCTCGAACGTTGCGACGGCCGTCAGCAACGCGGCAGCCGCCGCGATCAAGTTCTCTCCCAAGTAAGGAGTTTCCCCGTGAAGAAGACCCTCATGCTGCTCGCGGCAGGCGTTGTCGCGTTCCTCGCCGGCTGCGCCGGTACCCCGGGCGCTACGCAGTCGCCCGCGCAGATCGCGGCGCGCGCTTGTCCGCTGCTGATCGACGAGATCAACACGCTTGTGCAGGCTGGGCTGTTCACCGGCGGCGCGCAGGCGACGCTGTCGAATATCGTGCAGCCGGCCGTCTACAAGGCATGCGCAGCCGGCGCGACGGTGACGCAGCTCGACCTGCAGACGCTGTCGGCGGTGGCCGTTCTCGCGCTGATCGACGCCGTAAAGCTGTCCGGGCTGCCGGATGAGGACAAGACGAAGGCGATCCTCGCGATCGGGACAGCGAAGGCGATGCTCGACACCGCGCTCGCAGTGCTTGCGCCGCCGGCGGCCACTGCGCCGGCATCGACGCCGGTCGCCGGAGGCGCACCGCAATGAAGCCGATCCGCGTCGCGCTCAGCGGCAGCGGCTTTCGCCTCGGCGCGCACCTCGGCGCGCTGCAGGCGATCGCGGATGCCGGCTACACCGTAGTCGAGCTGTCCGGAACCTCAGGAGGCTCAATCATCGCCAGCCTGTTCGCGAGCGGTATGCCGCTCGACGTGATGCGCCAGCTGCTGATGGAGATGGACTGGTCGCGGATGATGAGCTTCTCGCCCTGGGCGCTGATCCGGCGCCAGGCGCTCTGCACCGGAGACGCGCTGCTGCAGTACCTGCTCGGTACGACGAACGGGAAGACGTTCGCCGAGCTCGAGCTCGACCTGAAGGTGATCGCCGCGAACCTGCTGACCGAGCGCGAATTCCAGTTCTCGAAGCAGACGACGCCCGACGTGCCGATCGCGCTGGCGGCGCGCGCGAGCGCGTCGATCCCGATCGTGTTCGCGCCGGTTCCGGTCGCCGGCGGCCTGATGGTCGACGGAGGTACTTGCGACAACATGCCGGTCAGCGACCTGACGGTCGACGGTGTGCCGCGCCTCGGCATCTACCTGGCGGCCGACGACGCGCCGCTGCCGCCGGGTTCGTACGGGCTCGCGACGCTAGCGCCGCGGATCATCGACCTGATGCTCGCCGCGTGTGAGGCGACGCACGTCGCGCTCGACAGCCTGAACGGCGCGACGATCGTGCGCGTGCCGACCGGCTACGCCAGTTCGTTCGACCGGCACATGGCCGTTGCCACGCGGCAGCGGCTGTACGACGACGGATACCGAGTGACGGCAGCGGCTCTGGGTGCCGGTCTGGCGCGCACGTGATAGCGCTGCCGCACCGCGCCGTCTCGTTCTTGACAATCACGATATTTCTGCGACAACGATATATCCCATGCAGCTCATCGGGAAAAAGCGTTCCGCGATCTTGATGATTTTCTCGGCACCTGAAACAAGGTATTTCATAATCCCGCGACTATTCAAAATCAATTCGGTTGCGTAGAAGTGGTAGGGGATTATTTCGAAATTTTTGTAACCTGATCTCGTGAAAACTGTATTGAGCGTCTTGTACGAGAAGACGTGCAAGTGGTCCGGGTGCTGCGCCTCTTTTCTGAGCAGGCTCATGATGAAATTGCTCATTGCGGCACCGTTGGGCGTGCTTATCACGAGCTTGGATCCGGGGAACCTCTCCCGGACCGCCTTCAGGAAGGCGACGTGATTCTCGATGTGCTCGATAAATTCCCCGGCGACAATCACATCGTATGAGACGCCGTCCGTCAACGCCGCCGGCAAATCGCATGCATCAGACCTGTATATCCGGCTGTTCTCGGTATCGGCGATACCTTCGTCTGGTATCAACGACGAGTTGTCTACTCCGACGACTCGTTTGGCTTTCTCGGTGATTTGATGATGCAGATAATGCTTCGTGCCGACCTTCGAGAGCGCCGTTTCATCGTAGCAGCCAATATCCAGAACGGTGGAATTTTTGGCCAAATCGCTGATGAACTGAATTCGATCGACGGGAGTTCTCACGGGAATATGCTCGAAATTCCTGTAGCTGATCATCTTCGACTCCGTTTTATTTCCGTCATCTGCTTGAATCGCGGTTGGCCGGCCGTTCGCCGACACACGCGTATCCCCGAGTTGTCTGGTCTATACGAGATCGGCTGTTCGTTCAAGGGGGCATAGGGAAAATACCCGTCTCTGGCGCGCCGGTGCGTCCGATTCCCATGATCTGCGTGCATGCCTTCGACGGCTACTCGTGGCCTATCGCTCGAGCCACATCGGGTGCATCCGTTCCGGGCGAGCAGCCAGCGCGCGTAAGTCACATGGCTGAAATTTCGTGGAACGCGCCGTCAAAAACGATGAAGAATCAACGACCGATTCTGGTAAAATATTCCACATGGTCGGGCGGAAGCCTTGTCAGGCAAGGGTCGATGGCTAAGATTGTGATTCCTGTCGTCGTGGGTTCGAGTCCCATCAGCCACCCCACAGAATGCTTCAACAAAACAGGCGCCTCGGCGCCTGTTTTGCTTTCCGGGGCAACTCGAGGACATTAGCGCCGATTCGAGCCTCGCCATCTCTAGAGCGTTCTGCTCACCATCCATCCATTTCGCGTACGTTGTCAGGAACATCTCGATGCTGTGCCCGAGCCGTTTCGCGCAAAAGGTTGGGGTCATTCCGGCCATCAGCATTGCCGTCGCGTAGCTATGCCGCATGTTGTACGGCCGCCGGTAGCGAATTCCGAGTCGGCGTCCAGAAACTGCGGCGGAATGCGCGCTCATCCTCCCAGCGCCTGCTGTATCTGGGATCGTGGAAGATTGCTGCGCCGGCAATTCCCGTGAACACACGCTGCCGCTTCAAGGCACTGAGCGCCCGGCTATTCAGCCGGACCGTGCGTGCGACTGCCGTCTTCGTGCGATCCTTGTGCTCGCCGCGGACGAGCGCTTCCGCAACGAGGATCCTCCCGCTCGGGAGATCCACGTTCAGCCATTGGAGGCCGAAGATCTCGGACGTCCGCAACGCGGTCCAGAACCGGAGGTCGATCAAGTTGTGCACTTGGCCTGGGTGCACGCGCACAGCTTCCGCAATGATCGTTTTCGATTCTTCGCGGGAGAACGGATCCGGTGGCGGCTTCTGATGCTTCGCACGCGGCACGTCGTCCGATACTTGCGTAGTACCGACCTGGTTGTTGATGGTCTTGCCGCATAGGTCGGCGCGGCTGGCGACGGACCCATGAACCTGATCGCAAGAGGCGAGCAGGGTGTTATCGCGCGGCGCGCGCTACAAGCGATCACCTGGGTTCGTGAAATACAGGCTGTAGGTTGTTCTGCGGGCGTGGTCCATCCGAGTTTGCGGCGCAATTTCCCGGACGTAACGCGACGGAGAGGCGTTTGACGGCGGATCACGCGTGATTGCCACCGTGAACAATTGGTGTATGCCGCGTTAGCGGCCTTCGAATTGTTCACGGAGTGGCATTCAATTACGACTGTGTGTTCAATTTGCCGGCTGCATGTTCGAACTTCTGTTGAGCATCTTCGCCGTGATAGGTGACTGGTTGATCGCCACTGGTATCAACATAGGTCTTGCTCCCTCCTTGCCCCATAGTGAACGTTCCAGCGACTTCTCGCCGGTATTCCGCAACGGGCAATAGCAGTTCGTGCTCCCTGCTATTCGCCGGATTTGTCTGCGCGCGATCTGTATGGAGAATCGAGAAGACCGCCGGATTTCCTCGTGCGAGCGAGTCCTTCGCGTAAGACTCTTGACTGTTTAGCCCCACCGTATATTCGGGTGTGCCGGAGAGAAATGGACTGTTGCTACTTGATTTTGCGTGTTGTATCGCCAGCTTCTTGAACTCTTCGCTGCTGAGATTTCCGGAATCTTCTGCTTTATCCAGCATTTTTTTTAATTTATCGATATTCGCCTCAGATGTTTTAATGGGTGCTGGTTTATTTCCTTGTTGGAGCTGTTCCTCATACTTTTTTTGATGTGTCGCCAGTCGGTTCTTTTCCACATTGAGCTTATGCATCGCACTCGAGATGTGCGGAACATTCACAGGATCATGGCTGGGCAGAGGGGTTTCTTTTTCTTTCCGAACGAAACGTTGCAAATTGCTCTGAAGCAGCTCGTTGGTCGGGACACGACGAGGAGAAATGGGCCTTGAAGGTTGCTGAGCGGATGAGTCGCCGCTGTGGCCTTGAATGTGTGCAGTGCCCGGCGCGCCGGAGATACGAGAAGCGTCCATTGTATTTCCTCCAAATACGTATTCGTTGGTCCGAGCCCTCATGGTCAACTCAATCGATAGCCCACCGTGTAGAACCGCGAAGCTGCGGCCACGACTGCGAAATTACTGCGTGCGAATCCTGAACCAGAATGAGCCCAGGTCGGAAGCGGAGATATCCGGCTTCAGCACCGCATCGATCAAGCCGCAGCGCTATGATTGACGAACGCGTAGTCCGAACGCATTGCCGAGTGATCCCAGGGAGGGCACGATGTCCATCTTTGCAGTGAATGGCGTGAGAATCGATCTGCTGACCAGGCGCGTGACGCACGTGCGTTGGGCGAAGCTCAATCCCCAAGACGACAGCTGGGTCGAAGCGCCGCGCGAGGCACGTGTCATGGACGTTGTCGATGCAATCATGGGCGGCGACGACGTCTATACGATCTTCTCGGTCGGAGGCCAGAGCGTTGTCGGACCGGCGTTGAAGACGGTTGTGTACCGCGACGCCTCGCAGGGGATCGAGCTCGACGTCGACGCAACCAAAGTGTCTCGTACGCTGGATGAGCTTCCGCAGATCTGATCGTGATTCGTTGAGCTTCAACCTGGGAGGTCTCCGGGGCCGCGCCATTTGCTGAAGAACAGGAAGGTTCAACAGCGAATGCGACGGCGTTCGGGGCTACACGGCCGACGGCAGCGGCGCATATTTCGGCTTCGCGGCATGCCTGGCGCGGTTCCGTTCGACCTTCGTCCAGATGTCCGCGAGCTCGGTGTCTCCGGCCGCGTGCATGTCCAGCGCATTCGCGAGACAGAGCGCCGCCAGCGTCACCATCACGCCGCCGGCCTCCTGTGCCGGCTCACCGGCCGGGCGCCCGAACGTATAGTCAACGAACCGGTGCGCTTCGCTCGCGGTACAGCCGCATGCCTGCACGAGTTCGAGCGCTTCTTCGAGGAAGCGATGATTCCGCTCCGTGCGATCGTTCGCTGTCGCCGCTCCGAAGCATTCGAGCATCCACGGTTGCACGCGCGCCTGAAACGTCGAAGATGTCGCGGCATGCGCGAGCCTGACCGCTTCCGGGCCGGTCTAGTTGGCCGTTACTGCAGGCAGGCGGCTCGGCAGGAGATGCGGTGAGGAGGGTGCGCGCGGATTGGACAGCACGTTCGAGCGCCTCGATATCGGCATCATCACGCGCGCGGGCACGAACGGCTGAAATCACGTTCCCGGCCTCGAACAGAACAGTGCCGATGCAGGCCATCAGTGCATCGATGCGGCGCGTTTCGTTGTACGTGGTCGTCATCATGGCTCCGGCAAAACATATCGCTTTCGGTGGGCGGCTTCGAAATAGTTGCTGAAGCAACCTTCTCGCATGGTATAGAAAGTCCTGGCGTGCAGGCGTTTCACGGCAAGCGGTCGAGCGTTCGCAGCGCATACGTATCGGTGGCAACACACCCATCAAAGGAAGAGACACCTGTGAAGATCATGATCGTCGGTGCCAGCAAGGGGCTGGGCCGTGCGTTTGTCGAAGGTCTGTGCAGCCCCGGCGACACCGTCATCGGCGTATCGCGCAAGCGGCCGAACGCGCTGACGTTGCCTGACGCCGTCGATCTCCAGTGGATCGAGGCGGACATGGCGTCTCCTGCCGATGCCGTGGCGCAGATCGCACACGCCGCGCCCGCCGAACTGGACGTGCTGATCTGCAACCTCGGAATCTGGGAGGAAACGGCCTTCACCGACGCCTATGCTTTCCTGGACGATTCGGACGACACCATTGCGAATCTGGTGAACGTCAACATCACGGCCACCTTGCTGCTGCTCAAGCGTCTGGTGCCGCGGCTGCTGCGTGCCGACAAGCCGCGGCTGTTCCTGACCGGGTCGACATCGGCACTTCGGCAAAGCGGGCGCCCGGAAGTGGCGTTCGGCGCATCGAAGTTCGCGCTCAACGGGATTGCCGATGCGCTGCGCGAAGGGTTCCGGGGCAGCCGCCTGGCCGTCACGTGCCTGCAACTCGGCTACCTGAATACCGACGATGCCTTGTCGGTCCCGCTGGAAGACGCCGCGGCGCGCGGCGATGGCCAGAGCGTGCCGGTCCATGACGTGGTGGCGGTGGTGCGCACGCTGCTGCACCTGTCCAACGCGTCGTTCGTCCGGGAACTCGTGATGCCGGCGATTGCGGACGACCGCTTTTGA